GAGGTCATCACGCTGACGTTGGTTAGGGCTGATTGCAATATCATCAGCATCTTGAATAACACCACGATTGAATCCAGCAGGTGCTCCCCATGGACCAACCTGAGCATCTGTAGAAGCCATCTTAGCAGAAGCAAATCCAGAAGATGGAACATAGCAGTAAAGGCCGGTGTAGTTATCATATACTCTCATCCAGTTAGCAAACACAGTTGCGTAGGATGTATTAGCGAGAGAGAACTGATGACGAAGTGCCCAGTAGATGTCAACGTAGAAGTTCTTAGTAGGATCTTTCTGAACCTTCTGTGACTTACCAGCTACAAGAAGCTGTCGAATTGGATCAGCAATGAAAAGAATATCACCACGACCACCATCTTTAACAGGACCTGCAAATGTTGCAAAGCGGTTAAATACTGTTGTATAAGCTGTACGAGCTTCTTCACCAGTAGCGTCAAGATCACCAGAAGTACGAAGAGCTTCAATAGCTGCTGTTGTACGTGTATCATCAAAACCACGAGCAGAAAGAGTAGCATTAGCTGTCTCCATGTAAGTGTGAATAGTACCAAGACCACCTTCAGCAATAATATCGATGTCAAACTTACGATCATTACGAACACGATCAAGAGCACGATCAAGCTTCAATGGAATAGAGCCAATCTCTTTATCCTTAAGACTTACTTCACCGTAAGAACCAAGAGGAAGAAGGCTGTCAGCTTTAGCAACTTCATCTGCGAAAGTAGAAGCAAAGAAGTTAACCGGAAGACCAGCAGCGTCAGGTGAGATATCACCACCCTGAAGACCATCTTTGAATGACTCAGTGTATACACGAACCTTCTTCTTAGGAGTACCATCTGCATTAAGTTGAACACCAGCAAGAGCATCAGCAACGAATGGGTTAACAATAATGTCAACGTTACGTGACTGATCATTTACAGTATCAAGTGAGAAGTTAATTGGAGCACCACCGCTTTCGGAGTTACGCTGACGGTACTGACCAATGGAGCCATTATAGCCTTCTTCAAGAAGGTAATCAAGACGATTAGCGTCCTTGGAGAATACAGACTGACGAAGTTTGAATACACCAATGTTCAATGTATCATCAAACTCACGTGTACCAATGTCATAACCTGTAATACGATCTTCCATAACTTGTGAAACGGAATTAGTAGCAGGGTTAGTACCAAACTCAGGAGTAGCTGTAAGAGCGAACTCGAAGCGAGAAGCTGGAACATCTGTGAAAGCAGAGAGACCAGAAGCAGCTGGAGAAGATGTTACTGTCTTAACATCAACAATAGCGTCAAAGTCTGTTGCTGGGTTAAGGTTTGTGTTATCAGAAACACCAACGTAGTAACCATTAAACTGACCATCGATAACAGTCTGTCCTTTGTTAACAACAACGAGAGCAGCACCGCTAAGATCAGTAAGACCAGTAAATTCTGTCTTAAGTTCATTGCTTTGTTCGAAGAGCTCGCCATTTTTGTACTTCATATACTGCTCATCAGTCATTTCAAACTGAGTTGGAGCACCAAGAAGGTAAGTAGCATTTTCTGTTTCAGCATCAGTTACGATTGCAGTAGTGTCACGATCCCAAACAACTGCTGGGTATGCCAATACACTAATCTTTGAACCAAAGCCTTGTCCGTTGCTAGCGCCATATGGAAGACGGTTAACAAGTACAGAGCCTGTAGAGTTTAGTGTAGCACGTGTAGTGTGATAGAAGTAGCGTTCAGCTGGTGTCTTTGGAGTACCGAAGATTTGCTCAAACTCAGAAATACTTCCAAGTCCAACAACTTCATCGGTAGGTCCTTCAGACGCAAAGCCGGCTACATATGTAGTGGTCCCTGTTTGTGCTGTGCGGAGTGACAAATCACTCTCACGAATTTCAACACCAGGGCTTTGAATTGTCCTTTTAGCCATACTATTATTTATGGCCTTTCAAATGAAAATCTATTTTTCTCTACAACAATTCTGTATGAATTTGAGAGTAAACAAATGAGAGAGAACTTGATATCTCGTCTGAATCACTGTAATTGTAATCAATATTACCTACAGAAATTGGAAAGGCTTTTGTATATGTAAACTTAATACGCTCTTCGTTATATTCATCTAAGCCGTAGAGAGTCATATCTGTTTGATACTGCTTAAAGTCTTCATCTGTAGCAATATTACTTGAATCAAAGAGACCAAACTTCTCATCATGCATAAGGTCAAGCCACTTATAACATACCCAATAGTTGTTATAGCCATTATCAATTGTAAAGTTAACTGTTACAGGATCGTATGGTGTTTTAGCATGAGCTGAATTATAGAGATTGGAACCAGCATAGCCAATCTCAATAGCTGGTACAGTAATCTGCGGCACTACAGAACCATATACAGAGAACTGCATAGCATTCTGATTAACATTAAATGAAGATCTCCTATCCTTTGAGTCAATCTCCAGCATTGCAGGTGGAAGAGAAAAGACAAGCTTAAACTTATCTGCTCTGCTCTTGTTAAGAAACGATTGATTGTTAGTATTAGCAGCCATATACTTATTTAATCTATAGTGGAGTGAATCCAGCATCAATTAGATCATAATAATCATCACCCATCTCTTCATTACCATCACTCATACCCCAATAGACAGGATTAAGATCTGGACTACCACCACCCATGTTATCGTTATTATAAATGGATGTTGGATCTTCAAAGAGCTGTAAACCAAAGTCCATAGGCTCAATAATCTTAGGTCGACCAGTATCATCTTTCTCGATGATCTCAAAGAATTGTTCAGCAATATCATTATCGAGAACATAGTAAGCATACATTATAGCCATAACCATATCATCATGCTTACCCTTTTGAGCTTTCCATGTACCGTTAGGATAGCGAACGAAGTCTCTAAACTCATCTAATGTCTCTTGGTCACGCATTACAATAGAGTGGAGGTCATTCATCCAATAGCGCATGTTCATGATACCTTTATGCTTAGTATTAGTATGAGCAATCATACCATACATTCTATTCTTACGATGTGCTTTAGCATTACCATAACTAACAAGTTTAGGATAGCCCATATCATGTAGCAATCTATCTACTACTTGTGCACCGCAGTTGTTACGCTCAATAAGAGCCAGAGGAGAGCCATAGTTGCGAAGTATCTGATGAACCTTATTACTAAACTCTAGAGGAGAGATTTTGTTATTCTTATATACAGCAACTTGTCTAACTTCAGCAGGATCGGTTACATCCAATACCTGAACTACAGAACTATCTTTACCAACACCTTCAGCTGTATCAACACCAGCAGCATAAATTCTTGACGAGTCAGCCTCTTCCCAAATCTTATAGCAGCCATCATCAAGCACTACTTTAGGATCACAGATAGTCTGCTCCATCTTCTCATAGAGTTCATCATCAAGAGAAGACTCACCAGAGTTAATCCACTCACAACAGAACTCCTGTCGCCAAGCTTCCTCTGAACCAATAGACGCTCTTGTATCAGCAGCCCATTTCTCATCTCGACCAGGAACCTCATTCCACATAATCTTACCACAGTCCCAAGCACTATCAGGATTAGTCTCTGCCTCATTATAAATCTTATAGAAGAGGTTCTGAGTACCATTAGCGGTAGAACAAATGAATGCTTTAGATTTTTTAGAGGATGAAATAATTGGATAGACAGACTTCCAAAACTCATCCACCAGATGGTTCTCAATGAAAGCCATCTCATCAATAACCAAACAGTTAACGGACTGACCACGAGCTGCTGTACCTGTTGTAGTTGTAATACCAATACGAGAACCATTCTCAAGAGTCATAGATGTCTTAGCATACTCTTTTACTGGTGGTTTAAGCCAGTTAGGAAGTTCCTCATAAGCCATTCTTACACGAGAGAAAATTTCAATAGCAGTAGCCTCTTTGTTCGCTACGAGAAGGATGCGCTGATCTTTCTGGAAGCATGCTTGCCATAGAAGATAGATTGTCATAAGAGTAGACTTACCAATCTGACGTGAAGCTAATAGAATGTAGAAGCGATTATCACGCATGTTTCTTAATGCTCTCTTCTGTGCAGGGTAAAGCTTAATCTTCTGCTTACCATGATCCAAACTAACAATATAGAAGAAGTTCTCAGCAAAGTATAGAATATTCTTCTTAGCCTTCTTAAGAGCAGCTATTTTCTCTGGTGTATACTCACCTTTCCAGTTTCTATTAGGTAAGTTTTCATTACCCATATAGTAACTGCCATCGTTTTTATCAGCCATAGTCAGTATTTATTTAATCTTGACCAGTAAAGTTTCAACTTTTAATGGTTTTTTAGGCAACACAAACTAAATAATAGTATGGCTAAGAAAAAAGACCTTAAAGATCTTGGTGACGTTTATAGCAAGCTCGGTGAAGAGGTTGTAGTTTCTGAGAAGAATGATATGACAGTAGGTGATAAAGACGCTGCTGTAGGTGAAGCTCCTCTTGAGGACGGTGGTATTACTAAAGACTGTGGATGTGAAGATCCGGAAGAAGTTGAAGCTGTTGAAGCAAAAGAAGTACAAGGAGTAAAAGAAGAGGATGAAGAGGTCACTGTTGTTAATGTGCCAGAGATTTATAGAAAGGCTCTTCGTGGTGAGTTAAAAAAATTAGCAATTCCACACACGTTTAGTGTAGATAGTGTTGAGGTAGGTGTGGATGACGTGGCAGATGTTAAAACAGCATTAGCTAATCTCAAAGGAAGTAGAGCTCGTATAGGCGACAAAGCAGAAGAAGATGAAGAAAACGCCTTGAAAGATGCACAGGGAGGCATAAATAACTATATGGCCAAAAAATCCGCATTTGATGAACTCTTTGCTAAAGTTATTTCCGAAGACTTTGGTATGGAGGAACAAGACGATCTCAACGCTCTTGGTATCGAAGACGCAACTCCTGACGCTGAGCTCGGCGAGGAAGGCGACGACGATGCTGCAGGCGAAGAGGAAGTAACAATTACACTTGATAAAGAACTTGCACAGCAACTCTGTGACCTTCTTAAAGCTGCTTGCGGCGAAGAAGGCGACGACGCTGGTGACGAAGACGTTGCTGACGAACTCGAAGGTGAAGGTGGTGACGAATTCGGTCCTGAAGAGGATAACGAAGGTGCTCCACAAGCTCACACCGCTCACGTTGATATGGGTACTAACAACAAAGTTGGTAACCTTGCCGGTGATGCTTTCGGTAGTCAGCCAAAGGTACAAGCTGCTAATAAAGTAGCTACTAAGCCTACAGCTGGTCACGGCAGCACTGATGGTAAGCCATCCCCACTTGGTGATTCTGTAAAGAACGACCAAAAGGTTGGTGCTAAGACTGAAGGTCCAACAACCACAGTTCAGCCTAAGAACAAAGAAGTTAAAGCAGGTTAATTCTTACTAAATAATTTACAAAGACTCATGGGAAACCATGAGTCTTTTTTTGTATTCTGAACTAAAGGGCATAAATATATACATGCAGACATTCCAAGAGTATTACAATGGTGATAACATGATGAATGCTAATGCCGTTTCTGTTAAGCAAGGTGGTAAGAGCATGATGAGAGCTGGTCGTAAGCATGAGAACCTTAAGCGTAAGGAGTATCAGCACAAATGCCCACATGTTAGAAACTGTATGCACAATGGAACATCAGTTACTCTATCTGGTCAGCCATTAGTTAATGCTCTTAAGATGTATGCAATGGAGTTCAAACCTGGTGTAACAAATGGCATTGGTAACTCTGATGTTGAGGTAGTAATGTTTGAAAATGAAGAGGGTATTCCATCAGGTAGAATTCAAAGAAAGGGTAGTAAGTAATGGGTTGCGGAGACGTCAATTGTAAGCCTGAAGACATCATGGCAGCTGCTTCAGCTCCATGCGGTCAGTTCATGAAGGCAGATAATCAGGAAGCTGAAAAGCTTGTCTTTGATATGGCTTATAATGATCTAATCAATAACTTCGGTGTAGAGATTAACTACTATGTTAAGCCATTTGATTTAGATAAAGCTAACTTACTATATGGTGAGCATCCAACAGCAATCTATTCTGCTGCTTCTGGTATGCAGATGTATGTAGAGCTTTCAGAAGAAGCTTTAGCCCTTTCACAGTTTGGATTTGATCCGGGTGATGAGTTTACAGGCTTCGTTCACATTGACACTTTCCAAGCTCAGATGAGCTCTAATGATGCTTATGCAACTATCAATGATGCAGAGCCTAAGTCAGGTGACCTTATTGAGATTGTAGGCTTAGGTTGTGATAGACCTGGCGGTCGTTGTGCTAACATCTATGAGATTACAGAGCGTAGAGAGCAAGACATTACATCTATCAACCCTCTTCTTGGTCACTATGTATATAGAGTACGTGCTAAGCGCTATGAGAACTCCTTTGAACCTAATGCGCCAGAAGAGTGCGTTAATGAGCAGGTATATGATGACTCTCAGTTTGGTGTTCTTAGTTCTAATATCCAGCAAATGCTTAGTGCTGATGTATCTGATCCTAAGACATATACATATGATGTAGATGAAGACTCTAAGAACGATGTTTACGATATGGACGTAAATGATAATGACGTCTATGGAGACTATTACTAAAATTTAAAAGACAAAAAAGCCTGATGGTCTTTCGATCATCAGGCTTTCTTTTTGTAAGAGATTATTTGCTCTTCTTCTTAGAAGGCTTTTTACTCTCTGTCTGTTCTTGCTGCTGTACTGGTTGTAAGAGCGATTGTACAATAGCATTTACATCAAACATTTCATTAACATCATTGTATGGACACTCATGTACTGCGCCAGTAAATGTATAGTCATACAAGTAAGAGTCAATAGTACCCTTAGGTAGTTGAACAGGTGCTTTAATATTAGTGTGCATAGTATAGCCAAAGAGCTCAGGCTGAGTAGCAACCCATACAACAGTTGAAGGCTTACCCATTGCTGCTGCAGCATGCTGTAGTGAAGAGTCAATAAAGAGACAACGATCAGCAAAGTTCAGCATGTTAAAGAGTTGCTTCTTAGGAACCTCCTTCTCAAATCGAATGACGTCATTAAGCTTATGATGAAAGTCGTAGCAGATATGAATGATTTGATAATGCTCTTTAAGCTGATCTACCAACACTTGTGCCACTTCAGGGTGAATATCTCTTGCCCATGAGTATGGATCAGCTTGATGATTCTTACCTGGACCACCAAAAGGCTGGAACATAAGGATTGGCTTTACCTTTTGAATCTTAGCAACCTCAGGATCAATATAAGCCTTCTCCCTCATATTAAAGTTCATATAAGGAGCTTCTCCATTATACTCGATACCAATCATATCACACCAAGTCTTAATAAGGTGCTGCTTCTTAGTAATATGAGCTGTCTCTTTATATGGCTCTTGCGAAAAGACCTTTGTATCTTTATCTAGTATATAATCCTGATAGAAATATGGTACGTTACCAAGACGATAAACTCTATGAATGTCTTTATTGTTAAGATAGACTTCTGGCCATGCACAAACTACAATGATCTTAGTAGTTGGGTGATTATTCTTATATGCCTTAACAACAGCGGTAGAACTGACATGCTTGCCAATACCGCCCTCAATGTTAAAGACTGCAAATTCAGGTGACTTATCGCTCATTACTATATAATTTAATACAGTAATGAGCAAAATCAACTTTAGTCTCTTGTAGGAACGTTACCAGTACGTAGCATTAAAGCTTCTAAACGACGAGCAAGATACTCATGACCTGCGAGAGATGGGTGAGTATTATCATTACTTGTATATACAGCCTTATTGTTTGCTGTAACAACTCCGTTAATATCAATAAAGTCAGCACCAAGGGCTGTTGCACGACCTTGAATATAACCTGATACTGTTGTTAAGTTAGTCTCAACACCAACCGGTGTCCATGGACTTGCAAGCATAATCTTTGCTGAAGTAAAGGTACCTGTAACAGAAGTATGCCAAGCATTAATACCAGCCTCAATGTTTGTCTGGTTAGGAGATGATTTATCATTATAACCTAAGCAGGTTAAGATAACATCTGGGTCACGGGTAAGTAGAACATGGCTTGCAGATCTTGTACTTGGAGAGCTACTACCTGTACTTGACCATCCTGAAGAGTTAAGAGCATCGGAGTGAAGATCCATGTCAAGATACTCAGCAAGCTTCTCCGCAAAGCTAAGACCATATGTAGTATTGAATGCTGTACCGTAAGAGTCAGTCATGACTAAAAGTAGAGGGCGTTCCTTTCTTCTTTCATAAGGCCATACCTGATATTCATTAACAGCTGTATTGGTATAAACACCACCGAAGCCATAACTCTTACCACGAAGTTCATACTTACGAACCTTAGCTTCTGAATGGCTAAGCTTTAGGAGTCTGTTCTGATAACCAGCTACAGCATACTCATGAACAGGCTCGTCATCAATAAACACTTGGAGTGAGGACTGTGATCGTTCAATCTTAATTTCAATTTCAGCAGCATCAGAATAGAAGGCAACAGAAAGCTCATCAGTTGAAGCCGTTGATGGCTTATAGTAGTTACCTTGAACAGAACCAGCTACTGGTCCATATGTAACATCATTAACACTAAAGAATAATACCGAGCTACCGAAAGTAGAGTTAGTACCTGCAACATCAGCAACAGTAACATTATCATCTGATACCTTAACAGTACCATTGCTTTGATATACAACACCACTAAGACCTGGATCAGTCTCAGGTAGATCTTTAACATACAATCTCTCAGCATGAAGCATATTAGCACTAACAGAAGTAATATTAGTACCGCCAGCAATAACACTGCAGTGATGTTTTACACAGTTGGTAACACCAGCAATTACAGCACCATCACTAGCGTTAACAGTATTTGATTCACCGGCGAGGAGACCACTTCTATTAGCACAGAAGGCTATAGTATTATCCCCACCACCAACAAGAGCAGAGTTCTCTGCATTACTCAGTGAGTGACCGTCACCCACACCACCAAATACAACATTACCAATAATACGTGTTTCAGTATCGATACAAACTGTTGTCCCATCATCGGTAATACTTGCAAAGCTACTACCACCTGTACCAAAAAGCTGATCAATGTTAACGCCAGCTGAAAGAATGTTACCATTAAAGCATTTGTTACCAACAATAGTTTGGTTACCTGATGTACGAACAACAGTAGAATCAACTTCAACTACAACACCTGCTGGATCACTTTCATCAATAGAAATACCATCACCACCACTATCAAAGCCTGT